AATGGTGCCGGAAACTGGTTCTAAAAAAGGGGACTTTCGTCCCCTTCTCAAACTAATTAACTCTTAAGCTTCAGCTGCTAGTTTAGCAAAATAACTCATAGTGTCATCGTTATCAGAATCCGCTCTTGCGATTGGATCTGCCGCGACTGCGACAGGATCTCTCATAGCTTCATTCTGTTCATTATTTAGATCTTCATCCATATAATCTGCTTCACTACGATTAGTTTTAACTTCCTCACCTAACACACGTGTCAACTTAAGATTAAGTTCACTGTAAGATTTAAATGATGATGGATCAGTAAACTCACCTAATGCATACTGCTTGTTATAGATACCTTCTAATACAGAATCATCTGCATTCAAAGCTTCGGCAGTAGCAAACTCAGATCTATCATAGTTCCTGTAACCAGCAACATTAGCGATCTTCATTTTAAAGTTAGCACCTTTCCACATATCAAATGGGTTAACTGGTGATTCATCTTGGAACTTAGGTTGCATGCTATCCATGATCTTCTCAAAGATCTTAGCACCGTATCCATATAAGAATACCTTACCTTCATTCTCAGGATTTGAAGGATCTGAAACAACATAGATGTTTGACACATAATGTAATCTACGCTTACGCTTACGTGCTAAATCTTTGTCAGCTTCAATACCTGTATTCCAAAGTTTAGAATTCATCTCCGACACAGGATCATCCTTCTGAATAGTAGTCAGTGATTTCTCAACATACCATTGTCCAGTTGGTCCTTGGAAGAAGTGGTCCCAGTACTTTGCCCAAGGTAAGTCATCACCTTCGACAGTCGGTAAGAAACGAATAACAGCATAACCGTTACCTGCTTTATCTACCGTGGGTTTCCACATACGATCGTCGCCGTATGATTTCTTTTCATTGGTGCCTGTTCCGGCCGCACCAACTAATGAACTCATGTCATTAGCTTTTGCCTTTAAGTCTGCAAAACTCATTGTACATCTCCTTTAATTATTAGTATAAATTTGTATCATTGTATATTATAACATACTTTTGCTAAAAGTACATACTTTATTTAAAAATATCAACAATAATTCCTTTAAACTTATTGTCATCAAACTTTAAAAAAGATTGATACTTTGATATCTTCATGAACAAGTCAGGCCACAAGATAGTCTCTGTGATCTGTTTGTTCGCCCTATCAATAAATCCTGTAAGCTTATTGATAATACACACAGTCTCTAATGAAACCGTGCCTTCTAGATGAAGTTGGACAATTCTTGGATATGTATCTTCTATCTCCAAGAGTTTATCAAACTTTACATCTGAAATCTGTTCTAAATCATTCCTAAATACATAAGACATACTATCTATAACTTTTAGGAAGTTAGTATAGGTATCTTCGTCTCTGATCATATCACCACTATACTTATTACCTGCTACTTGATGTGCAGCAAAGTATAATACAATATCATCTCTACTATTAAACCTTTTACCTATCTTCGTTAACTGAAATTTATCTGGCCTTTTCCAATACGTCTTTTCAGTTACGTTAGTCTTAAAATTATACTTAAAGCAATCGTAAGCTCCATTGAAGTGGAGGTTAATTGCGTTATGTAATGTGAAGGCCTCATATCCAGTCATTCTCATATAGGCAACTGAACCGAATGCCCACCTTGCAGTAGATTAAGTTTCTTTGCTTCGAACTCTATATGTTCCACTATCTCCTTTGAGATCAGTTTTTTACTGTCCCTAAGATCGATCTCGTTGTCCTCACATACAGTAATGACCGCATCCATGTATGGACAGCCTCTGTGAGTACGAACATATGTTTCAACTAAACCTGAGAAAGCCTTCTTGTTTATATCCTCACTCATTTTTGCATTCCATCTTTGTCATATGCTGGAGTAAGAGTTGCCCAAAATACTGGCTTCTCTTCGTTCTCACCATAGAAATCAAGTGACCATACACCTTCTCTTAGATAAGTTTGACAATGGTTTTTGTATACCCTTGCTGATTCATACTTAGCAATTGCACCTCTTTCATTGGATTGGATACCGCGTCTATATGCTGCCATCTTTTCTGTAGTAGCTTTAATATATCTCTTGACATTTACTAGAGATAAACCGTGGTCATCATCTAATGCAACAACATTAGGTGCGATACTTTTATATGATGCAGGTTTTTTAGCTGCTCTTGCCTTTGCTAGATTAGCCGCTGCGGCTGCTCTTTGCTCTTCACTCATCTTACGTTTTGCCATAATGTAAATCCTATTTAGTGTGTGTAAGTTATATTATAACATGAATATAGGCCTTTGTACATACTAGCCTTTATATATTTTATAAATGTGATCTTCAAATGCTTCTACCTTCTCAACACGATTAGGCCATTTAATCATTTGTTTTTCTGGATTAGCCTTAAGGTTATTGAGTAATGGTGTGATAGCGTTATATAGACTGTCTAGTCTATCTTGTGTTGTTGATGCCTCTGCCGCTGAAGCTGTTGCTGTTTGTGCAACTTCTAATTCATCTTCGTCGACCAGAGTAAAACCGAAATCAAAATCTGCCATGTTACCCCTTTAGTAATTTGATACCCTTAGTCCAGTTCTCTGCTGCATCTTCAACATAGCCTAGTGCTTTGTAAGGAAAATCTTCTCGCATAATTCTGTTACCGTGTGGGTCTTTGTATGTTATTGAAAAAAACGAATGTTCACCATCCATTCCCGTTACTACTTGATAAATCTTTGCAACACTACCATCTTTCTTATAGTGTTCGCTCATTAGTTTTGTATTGTTCATGATGTCTCCAATGATTTAAAGGTGGGGGACCTAATAAGGAAAGTCCCCCGATTCGTTACTTACTTAAAACGATAAGCTTGCCTTAAGTGAAGTTGTAGCATCAGCGCTATCAACTTGTGACCACGATGCAGTCCATATACCACGAGTTAACTCAATAGTTTTCGTAGTGACTGGAGTTGCTGCGTCAGTCTTATTCCAAGTACCTTTAAGAGTACCTAGAGTACCAAGAGCACGTGAGACAGATACTTGATTGTCATTCGTTGCTCCAGCATTTCTATCCATAACTGCTTCAAGACCTAAACCAGCAACAGTTGTACCAACCGTAATTTCTGAGTTATGTCCTGCTGTTACTTTGTTATGTACCACTTTAGCTGTAACACCTGCAGATGTAATAGATCCAGTAGTTTCTCTTGTCTCTGCTGCAACATCCGTTACTGCAAGAGCGATACCACCAATTGTTCCACTAGCATCAATAGTAGTATTACCACCACTTACTTGACTAAGTCCAACTGTGTATGCACCAAGAGTTGTTGATACACCGATCTTAGTTGAATCAGGATCATCACCTGACCAATCGCCAATTTTTAGAGTAAGAACACCAGCTGTGCTCTCTACCCACATATCATCTACCGCGAAGTCTTTATCAAGAACCACCGTTACAGATGATGCTCCTGATGTACCCTTCATAGTAGTATGTATGTCTTGTGTATAAGCACCGTGTGAATCCAGTGTTCCCTCATACAAACCTGATAGACTAATACCAGCAACTGAAGCCGCGGATACTATCATTGCCGCCGTCGCGACCATTAGTTTTTTAAACATATTATTTCCTTTTTATTTAAACAAAAAATCCTTTTTAGAGTAGGGATATAGACTACTGAGAACTATTTATATATTTTTTATAAAGTAGTTCTTCTTTTTCATAAGCTTCATTTTCATCAAGCTCACGATTTTCGTGTAATTGTTGGACATGTACCATCTCGTGGCACACAGTTAAGATAGTTTCTTTGAAACCTAGACCTGTATCTATTTCAATATCGTACTCATCATCTTCCGCAGAATCGGTAGTCCAACCTTTAACATTATCTTCTGATATATCTGTGACCTCAACAGATACTAATATCTCTTGGGGCACTTTCAATTCTTTCTTACAAAAATCAACAATATCTTCCAGCAACGCCATGGTTACCTCCATTCTATTTTCTACTCATACCACATCCTTCTGGTTCTAAATCTTTCTTTAATTCTTTAACGATACTTTGAGCTTCCATAGCCATTGTGGTTATGTCATACCTCTGATACCATTGCCCGTTCATCCCGATCTTTTGAAGTTTTTGCTCCAAAGATTCTAACCGTTCTGCCGTCGACATATTAGATCCTATAGTGATATAGACTTATTTATAATAATTATTAACTGTAGAATTTCTCATAATCAGCAGTTAAACATTCTCCGTGTGCAAATGAATCGCCATATCCCTTAAGATAATCTTCATGTTGCTTGACAATAACCGGACTATCTTTACAAGATTCAGGTAAAGCCTGTGGGTTTTCACATTGTTCATTCGCTACCCAACCAGCAATATAAAATCTGTTGTTGGCTCTTAGGTGTTGCTCTCTATTTAAACTC